GGGGGTTTCTACCATCAAAAATCAGTCACTTTTTGACCNNCAAACGCACTGGGACTAATGGTTTGCGCACGGTTTTGCTCATCAGAGCAAAAAAAGCGCAATTTTCAGGCCATTTTTAAGCTCCAAAAACAGCCATTTTTAGGCGCATTTTTGAGCGCATTTTTGAGCTCTCCGACCAGTCCACCTTGCCCCCTAAAAATCTTCCCAAAAAAAGCGCGTCTACGCGCGGTCAGCCCAAAAATTTTTTAACTCGATGTAACTTTTTGCTTATTATTTACTGATATATAAATCGAGGGCAGGATAAACCTGACCCACAAATCGATTATTCTTTAGTAGGATGCAAATCCTACCAACACATATACCTCTATGATAACCCAAGAAGAAAAAAATAGAAATCATTGGATAGGCTCGGCAAATTGCCTATGGGCTCGCTTCTTCGAAGATTTCTGTAACGGCAGATACGACGACGCACCCTGGATGATCCCTGTTGGGGACCTCGAGGACCGTATCTGTATGGTTTGGTTAGGAGACCGTAATAATTACGAGCATGCCTTTGTCAACCCCAAATATAGCATCCAGGACATTTACAAGGCCACGATGCACCAATTTGTATGGATCAAGTATGTCCTACGAGACCCTAAGGTACAGACGATGGAACAGGTATGGAACGTACTGGAACACCACAACGTAAGTGACATCGACCAATACGATGAGGAGACATGGACCTATGTTCATGAGGCTATTTTGGAGGAATCCTTCCAGCGTTGTGAGATGAAGGACATTTCCGATCTGCCTCCCATCAACTTCACCCTGGACAAGGGGGTATACCGAGGGAATTGCGGAGCTCGCCTCCCAAAAACCATCATCCCCCAGCAGATGGAGTATTACAATATCGGGATGATCAAAATCAAAGGGGAGCTCTACCAAGAGGTAAAGATCAAGGGTCGTAGGGCTATCCGCAAGTGTGAGGGATTCACCATCGAAGAGTTCCTCGATCTCTCCACCATCACCAAGGAGGACTACGAGTTTGCCAAGACCGTGGACAAGCTCCAGATCATTCTCAACGAAGGTCCGAAGGAGATTACCGATGAGGTGGATATTGAAAGCATTATCAAGGATTATCAGTCCCGTAATAATGACTATGCTCCTCTGTTGGCTCCGGAGATTATAGAAAAAATCAGGGAGACCTTCCCTTCCCATATACCTATATCCAGTAGGGAATTGTGTATGGAGTGGTTCCGGGAGATGGCTCTGGAGAGCTGGGGCTATTGCTCCGAGGCTCCTAATGACCCAGGTCCGCCTATTCCACCGAGGGCAGGTCCTTAGGGGTAAAAATTACACCGGGAATTGTTATATATCTACAGTTTTAATAACATTTCCTATGGATTACATCAAAATACTACCCCGTTGTGAGACCTATCTGTTGGTGAATTATGAGGGAGACTATTTCCGTCTTCTGACGGAACTCTCTGCCAATCTTAACTGGATCCGTACCTTCTTCCACCGAGCAGCTACTTGCTATTCGTAGGGTAAGACCTATCGTGATGCATTCGGGGATGAAGAATGGGAAACTGCTATGGAGACCTTGTCTGATGTGGCCATTAAGGTCCTGGGATATTCCTATACGGTGAATGCATCTGACACCTACCAAAAGGAGGATGTACCCGTCTATGATGACCCCGAGATATGGAACTTATTTGAGCCCACCAAGGAGGACATGGACCGGTTCCTTTGCTACCTCAACCAACTCATCTACTCGTTCAACGATTACCCCTTGCTCGCTATGAGTATTACCTCTCCCCTGATGGATACTGGTGCACAGCATTGGGGGGAATTTGGAAACCGAGATAGAGGCCGAATTGGACCAGGAGGAATTTTACCAAAAGATAGAAAGCATTTAAGTAATGGATAAATCCAAACTATATACTCTCGGTCTGAATGTGCGAGACGAGCTCCTGAAGAAAAATGGTCATTTCACCGTGAGGGAGTTTAAGAGGTCGATGAACCTTTGCCTTTATAAGGCTATGGACCCGACAGTTAGGCAAAGGTATATGGTAAGTTTCCTTCTCAATGCCTGTGCTGTGTTCTCCTTTGGGTCTCCTGACGAGTTACCAGAGGTGGACGGAGACTTCCCCTCATTCGAGGACGGAGTCTTCGAAATCAAGAAGGTGATGTATGCCAAAGGAGAGCAAAACTTCGAGGTAGGTAAGGTCATTGCCATACTGAGTAGGCTCGATAAGCAGTACGGATGGCGATTATATGAGAGTGCTAAACAAAATGGATATACTAAATAAAGTACAACTCCTCGAATTGGACCGACTAGTCACGGCCACCGACTACCACGACGTCTACCGCAAGTATGCGGGTATTGGCGATGACTATTTGGCCGGAACCTTCGAGGAATGGAGGGAAAAGGCCCTGGGAGACCCTGTGGAGTACCTACTGGAATTTACCAGTGTGGTGACCGGCTCCGTGGAGTACAGCTGGATGCTTTTCCTACTCCGTTGTGAAGAGCTATATACACAGCTCTGTTATGAGCAGTCGGGTCCGGATATGGTGAACACGTCCCACTTACCGCTCCCTATCTCCACCGAGCACCCACTCGAGCTTATCCGATCTACCCTGTACCGGGAAGATATTCCTACGTCCGAAAGGATCAGTCACGTGTACCTGTTAGCGAAGCAATGGTGTCATAACCAGCACCTCCCTATCGACCAGTACCGGACTCTCCACGAGGATTATATAAGGGTCCTGGGGAAAAGGCAACTTACCTGGTCCCCGACCGCCAAGGGCATTAGCCCCCCACAAAAACAAAAACTATTATGCGAAAATGGCTTATCGCAGTGCTCTTCTGGGTCTGCGCTATCCCTGCCGTGGCTTCGCGCTCGGCTGAACAAATTGAAAAAGAGATTAAAGAGTATTTACACCAGCATGCTCCCAAGTCCCAATTGAGTGCGGAGAGGGTCACCTATTATGCTATCAAACATGATATCGACCCTATCCTCATCCTCGCCCAGGGACATATTGAGAGTCATTTCGGGACGAAAGGGTCAGCCAAGAGGACCTATTCTGTTTGGAATGTCGGAGCCTATGAGACCCGCAGTACGGCCCAGATAAGCCGTTCCGTGGGATACAAGAATGTAAATGAGAGTATTGAACCTTACTGCCTGCTCCTGAAGAAAAATTATCTGAAGGGGAAGACGGTGAAGCAGCTGATGAATAATTTCGTCAACAAGTCGGGTAAGAGGTACGCCTCCAGCCCCAACTACGAGAAGCAGTTACAGGCTAAATACGCTTATATCAAAAAGAAGACCAAGTTGTACAATTTATGGTATCGTACCTAATAACAGATCCCCATTTCGGATACCGACAAGCCTCTCCTTCGTTCTTCGAGAGTCAGATGAAGTTTATGAAGACCTTCCTGAAGATGCTGAAGAAGAGACCTGGCCGGGTCTTCCACTTAGGAGATGTATTCCACTCGAGGGAGTTTGTCCCGGTGAAGATTGGGGAAGAGGTAAGGAAACTTTTCAACGAGATTGAAAAAGTGGCCACGGAGTTCTATATTATATCAGGCAACCACGACATCTACTCCCCGGTAAGTGATGACTATACGAGTATTGAGATGGTCTTGGACCAACCGGTCATCGTGAGAGAGGTAGTGGAGTTAGACGATTGTATCCTCGTTCCGTGGTCTAAGACCGGAGAGATTGAAAGTCTTTATAGCAAGGGCAAACCTATCCTCACCCATACCGACCTCATCGCGATGGATATGCCCAAGGTTCCGGTCATCAGTGGACACCTCCACCAACGGTTCTTTGAGGGGAACAAAATCAACCTCGGGAGCTGCTTTGCCTTCAATTTTGGGGACTCCCCAGATAAGTACATCTATACTACAGAAGACTTTAAGACCTTCACAAGCATTGAGAATACGGATAGTATTAGATTCCTCAGGGTGACCCCCGAGACCCTGGATCAGGTCCGTCCCGAGGATGAGCTGGAACTCTACATTCGCCGGAGTGACCTTACCAAGTCGGTGGAGGATTACATCAAATCCCTCCCCAACAAGGTTCGCATTATTTATGTGCAGGAGCAGGTAACATTCAGTAGCTGTCACTGTGATATATATAGTATAATCGACGGGTGTATTCCCGACCATTTAAGAACTATTTATGACGAAACAAAAGAAATTACCAAGAGTAGTCTTCACCGGTAGTCACGGAACCGGTAAGACGACTATGTTGGACCGCTTCCGAGAAGACTATCCAGTCATCACCGAGGTCGTTAGAGAGCTCATCAAGAAGGGGGTGGATACGAAGAACGCCGGGTTAGATACCCAGATGATCATTTGGAACGAGTATAAGTCTCGTTTTGAGGATCAGGAGGAGTATATCAGTGACCGAGCGTTTCTGGATGTCCTGGCCTATACCTATTTCCTCTACGACAAGGATCCGGAGAAGTACAAGGATATCATCAAACAGATGCGTATGGAGCTCCGTGCGTGGATGGTAGACTACAAACCACTTATCGTGTACTTCCCCATTGAGTTTGATATTATCGACGACGGGGTTCGCCCTATCGACCCGGAGTATCAGAGAGTTATTGACGGATATATCCAAGATCTTCTCAATGATCCCTATACCTGCCCCTACGGTTACTACACCATCCGTGGCACGGAAGATCAGAGGGAAGCGACTTTACGTCGTATTCTTGATATATAACGTTATATAAATGAAAAAGATCACAGATTTTACAGAATCCGTACCATCTATTATGGCCAATGTGTCCGAGAGCAGCTTTACCGCTAAGCTCAAGGAACTCGGTAAGGTGGTAAAGGAAAAGTTTGCCAAGGCCGTTCAAATGGTCTTTGGTTGGGTGGCCAAGATAGGTAAGGGTTCCTATTGGTGTCCTGTGGACTCCGAAGGTCATATCCAACCCGCTATCAACCCTATCACCGCTGGGGAAGCTTACCGCTCCGGGGAGATTGACAAGAGCACTACCTTTGTCCAGTTGGGTAAAGCGGAGAGCTCAGCCATCGGCTTCAAGACCTCCCGCAAGGACGCCTATAGCCTCTACGGTAAGGGTAACACCCTCGACTATCTTCGCCGAATGGTCAAGGAGGGACAAGAACCATCGGCGCTACCACAAGTATTAGAAGAACTCGGTTGGGTAACCGCAGAAGAATTAAACGAAGTGAAACTGCAGAACGAAGACCCCTTAGCTAAGTACAACGTCTTAGACACCCCCGCTCTGGAAGCGCGAATCAATATCGCTCTCAAGCAGAATGGTAAGGTGGCCCCCCTGCTCATCTACGGAGCTCCGGGTATCGGTAAGACGGCTATCCTCGAGACCGTACTCAACACGCTCCCTGATGGTAAGGACTGGAACCTCATCATCAAGACCCTGAGTAACGAGACTCCGGAAAACTTCACCCTTCCCAAGTACGTGGAAGTCAGTGGGGAGACGAAGGCCGATGATATTCCCAAGACGTGGATGCCCGTTTACAAGCCTACAGGTGATGCCGTCAAGGACAATGAGTTAGACGCTGCCTGTGGTAAGGGTCTCCTCTTCATCGACGAGCTCAGCCGTGCTTCTGCTCAGGTCCTTAACGTGGTCCTTCCTCTGGTGAACGAGCGTCGTTTCAACGGGTACAAACTCGGTTCTGGATGGGTCATCATCTGCGCTTCTAACCGCGCCGAAGATGAACTCTCCGGTCAGTCTAATATCGGTAACGCTCTCTCTAACCGCTTCTCCGTAGTCTACTACGAACCAACGGCCAAGAGCTGGGCCAAGTGGGCCAAGACCCAGGGCTATATCTCCCCAGTCCTCACCCAGTGGCTGGAGATGGCTGAGACCGAACAGCTCGGCGGTGGTAAGTTCTTCTATTGGGATCCAAACGAAAAGGGGGATATGGACCAGGAAACGAAGCTCATGTGTACTCCCCGTGCTTGGACCAATGCTATGCGCGAGCTGGCTTGTTATGCTCAGACCGGTACTCTGGAAGGCTTCACTATCTTTGACCTCCCCCGCGAGATCATTGCAATGACCCTTAACATGTACGTCCCTGCGGATGCCGTGGATAGCTTCCTTGCGTTCCTCGACATGATCCGAAAGATCGGTAACTTCGATGCTATTGTCGATGCTGTTTGGAGAAACAGTGGTAAGGGTATCAACATCCCCAAGAAGGATCTCGCCCTCGTCAGCCTCCCCCTCGCCCAGCTTATCGTAGCTAACCACGCTAAGGCCCTTCCTACGGAAGAAGAGTACGCGAGTCTCACCGACTGGCTCATCTCTACCGGTTCTGACCAGCTCACGAGCTATGTCTTTGATATCATGCTGGAGATGTATGCCGGTAAGGTCAAGGAAGACAAGCGTAAGTTCCTGTTCATTGCACGCGGTCTCTATGAGAAGTCTCCGGCTAACCGTCAGACGGAGATTGAGTCTACCTTCAAGCCCATGCTTCAGGCCTGGGGTATCACGATGAAGGAACTCCCTGACTACTCCAAGAGCCAGCAGAAGCTCGGGGCTAAGTTCAAGGATATCTTCGCTGCCGCTGCCGTGGATGGAAAGGACGGGCTATAAACCAACTTTTCACACAAAAAACTTAAAGGGAGGACTAAAAATCCTCCCTTTTTTAGTGATATATATTATAGAGAGGGTCACGACCCTCCCTATAATCTATAGCCCCTGTGGGGATATATAGCTGCTTCCCCGCAAGGGGCGTCATCGCAGATATATACTTACTTTATAAAAACTTCAACTATGTATCAAACCATCAGTCCTTATGATGCTGCTACGGGGTCATTCCCCCTATTCTTCGACGAGTACCAGATAGTCCTGGACGGAGGGGTTATCCGAAGTCACTGTGTGCTCTTCACCATCGAGCCAAAACTCCTCATCCACGACTTCTATACCAAGGAGCACCTGCAGAGATGGATGGAGGACAACGGGGTAGACCAGAACCGACTCCTACGACACAAATTTTTCGGAAGATAATAATACCACATATATGATAAAAACAGGCTTAGAGCATCTCGGAGACTATGTATTCTACAAGAACTACTCCCAACGTAAGGAAGACGGAAGTTTGGAAACGTGGGAGGAGAGTGTAGACCGTATCTACGACATGCACAAACTCTTCCTCCAATACAAGGGTTACTATGATGAGCCCTTAGGGGAACTGCTGGAGGAAGCGAGGAAATTGGAGAAGGCTAAATTCTTCCTCAGCAGTCAGCGAGCTCGTCAGTTCGCCAGTCGCAATTTCTCCTCCGGTATCCTCAAGCATCATGCCAAGATCTATAACTGCTCCTCTACCCTCATCGACCGCGAGAGGGTCTTTGCTGAGGTTATGTACCTCCTTCTCTGTGGCTGCGGGGTCGGTTATAGCCTCCACAAGGAACATATCCAGAAGCTTCCCGCGGTGGCCCAGCTCATCGACACGGACCAGATCTACAGCGTCCAAGACAGTATCGAGGGATGGTCTTATGCTATCGACGTCCTCATGCACTGTGCTTTCAATGGAGGGAAGATTCCCACCTTCGACTACGGTCAGATCCGTCCCGCGGGTTCTACCATCGACGGTAAGTTCACTGCTCCAGGACCCGAACCACTCATCACGGCTATGACAAATATCCGCCAGGTCCTCAACAGCTGCCAGGGTCGTCAGATGAAGAGTACGGAGCTCCATACTATCCTCTGTCATATTGCCTCTGCCGTCATCTCTGGTGGCGTGCGTCGATCGGCTATGATCGCTCTCTTTGACAAGGACGACGAGGGAATGAAACAGATCAAGACTGGGAACTGGTACGAAGAACACCGCGAGCTGGCGATGGCTAATAACTCCATCCTCACCGTCTACGGAGAACCCCTTTCCTATGGCGAGTACAAGGAGATTTTGGAGTTCACCAAGCAGTACGGTGAGCCGGGGTTCATCAAGGTAGACAGTTATAACCACACCCTCAACCCCTGTGCGGAGATTGTTATGAACCCCGTCTGTGAGGACGGTACCGGTTTTGCTTTCTGTAATCTGGTCGAGATCAACTGTCAGAAGGTCGATAGCCCCGAGCTCTTCCTCAAGCTCTGCCGCGTGGCCTCGTTCGTCGCCACGATCCAGTCCCTGTATACCGACTTTAAGTTCCTCCACGAGAACACGAAGATGATTGCTGAGCGCGACCGAGCTATCGGGGTCAGCCTCACCGGTATTATGGCCTCCGACCTGATGACTGGTAAGCTCCTTACGCGAGGGGCAGAGACGGTGGTCCAGGAGAATGTAAAGACCGCTCGTATGCTCAATATCAACCCTTGTAAGCGCTGTACGACCGTCAAGCCTTCGGGATCGGCCACGACCATCCTCAACCTCTACTGCCCCGGTATCCACCCAGCCCACGATAGGACCTACCTGAGACGCGTTCGCACCACGGCTCTCTCTCCGGAATGGAAAGCCCTGGTGGGTACTCCGATGGCCAAATATGAGAATGGGGAATATATCATCAGTTTCCCTTGTGTAGTTACCGGTAAGGTTATTACGAAGCCGGAGATTACCGCCGTAGAGCACCTCAAGACTATCGGGATGGTGAAGCACTTCTGGGTCAACAAGGGGGTCAATCCTAATATCGACCATACCTCTATCCCCAATAACGTCAGCTGTACCGTCGAGGTCTCCGAAGACGAATGGGATGAAGTGGCCGCGGTGATGTACGTCAACAGTCACCTCTATACCGGAGTGAGCTTCCTCCCTAAGTACCCTGGGACGTATCCCAACCTACCCTTTACCAGTATCACCGAGGAGACTATCCGGGAATATAACGATATTGTGGCGTATCTGGAAGAGAGTGACATTGATTTCCACGCTATTATGTCGGGAAGAAAGGAGAAGTCCGCCGGAGAACTCGGAGCGGTAGCTTGTAATGGTGGAGCCTGCGAGATTATTTAAGAAAAAACTTATGGAAAGTATCAGTGACGAACTTAAACTTATATACAACCAGCAACTTGCCGATTGGATCCGATACCACTACAAAGGCAATCTGAAAAAGATCTGGGTGGAGAAATACGGGATCAAAGGTGCAGGAGATGTAGACCTGTTCGTGGATGAGATTCCCACCGATCTGGGTGGTATATATAGATGGGAGCGAGGTACTCTCACTATCAGTACAAAGAATAAGTCCCTGGAAGGGCTCTTCACCGAAGATTCCTATGTCGAACGACTATCTATCATCGACTGTGAAAATCTCGAGACCCTGGAAGGTCTACCCACCCATATAGACCACCTCGAGCTTAATAACCTCCCTTCACTCAAGACCCTCCAACATCACAGTAAGGTAAAGGAAGTGAATGTTTATGACCTCTTGAGCAAAAAGTTCGATGAGGAAGAGGTGAAGAAAGCTTTCAAAAAGTAATCATTAAAACTCATGAAAATAGCAGTAAAACCTGCTATCATCATCGGGCGGTTCCAGCCCCTTACCAAAGGTCATCTGAAGCTCATTTTGGAGGCCAAGAGGAAGGGACTGGAGCCAGTCCTTTGTATGATTGGTACGAATAAGACCGACGAGCGTAAGCCCTGGGACAGTCGTCTCCTCCTCGACCTGTATACCGAACCGATAAAGAAACTCGGTTTCCGTATCGTCCTGGTCAAATCCGCGGATATTGTGGAGATTGGTAAGGTCATCCCAAACATCCGTGCGTGGTTCTGTGGAACGGACCGATACAAAGACTACGCGAGGATGGTGGATAAGTACGGGAAAGAGGCGGGGTTAGACCCAGATTTTGAACTGGTGGAGATCCCCCGGTCGGATGAAGATATTAGCGCCACCAAATGTCGCCAGGCTATTGTGGATGGGGACTTCAAGACCTTCTCCAATCTCTATATTTACCCGGATAGGAAGGTGTTTGAATTACTAAAAACTAACTATGTAACAAAATAAACCAATTATTATATATAAAACAACTATATAGTTAAATGAATAAATGTTTTGTCTACGAGACGCTGGGTAAGGTCAGTGATCTCAAAACTGGTCGCAGAGACGGGCTCATGACCCTCTCCGGGACCTTTGGCGTATGCGGGGTACGCAATAACAACCACCGCGTCTATGAAAAGAAGAACTATGAGTCGTGTGTGAAGATCCTCCAGGAGCGTATCAAGGAGAATGGTGGTATCCCCGGGGAACTGGAACACCCCGACACGATGAACATTACCCTGGAGAATATCTCCCACAAGATCATCGACATCAACATCGATGAGAAGGGGGTCGTCTCCGGTACTATTCAGCTTCTCAACACCCCCAAGGGCGAGCTCGCCCAGAAGATCGTCGAAGGTGGTCTCCCCCTCTTCGTCTCTTCCCGCGCCCAGGGTCGTATTGACAAGAACGGTAACGTGACCCTGGAGAACCTCTCCACCTATGACCTCGTCGGTACTCCCGGCTTCAGCCAGGCTCGTATGCACCTCAACGAGAACCAGTCGGCCGAGGAGTTTGATAATTTCTGTATCATTATGGAAAGTTCTAACGAACCCAGCTCCTCCGGAGAAAGCTCTGAAGAGCCTGTGCAGGAAAACGTTCCCGAACAGGGAGCTGACTACGGTGCTAATGACCCCCAGATGACCGCAGAGAATACCATCACGGAACTCCAGAAGAAGGTCGCTGGGCTGGAGGCTCTGGTAGCAGCTAACGAAGGGGCTCTGAAGGCCCTCCCCGAACAGGTCGAAGGATGGGTCAAGGAAGAGGTCCTCGCCGAGGTCTATGGTAAGATGAATGAAAACCGAGATACGCTCGCCACAGCGACCGAGAAGTGGATCAAGGAAGAGTACACGAAGGAACTGGATAAGTACTTCGCTGAGCACCTCCTCACCGAGGTATCTGACCGCATCAACGAGGCCAAGGAACAGACCGTTCAGATGATTGCCGAAGGTACTCAGAAGTGGATGGTGGAAGAATTTGTCCCTGTTATGGAGGGTTGGATGAAGGAAGAATACACTCCAGTGATTGAAAACTGGTGTAAGAACGACCTGGCCAATGCTTTCCAGAAGTGGGTAGTGGAAGAATACACCCCTACGGTCGAGCAGTACTTCACCGAGAAGGTCCAGCCAGCTATTGTTGAATCCGCCAAGGCCGACGCTCAGCAGCTCATCAATGAGTCCGGCAGTAGCAAGCGCAACCAGATCCTCGACGTCATCGCTATGCTGGAGAGCACGGAGATTAAAAAGCCTACCCTGGGTCGCGAGGCCAAAAAGGCTGTGGAGCCCCTCTACCTCGAAGGTATGCCAGCTAATATCCGTCCTATCTACAACCTCGCCTCTACTGAGGTCAAGGAGGCTATTGCTCGCAAGGCCCAGATCTATAACTTCTCCTCCGCCGATGCCGTCAGTCGTTTCTGGGAGTCTATTGACTTCTCTACCATCGTCCCGGTGAACAAGATCACCGAAGGGCTGGATGAGATCAAGGACAGTCGTGAGAGACTCGTCCGCGAGTCTATCCGTCGTCACCGTAATCGTTTCTAAGCCCATGCGAGGACTCAATCAATTTATCTCGGAAAGTATTTTCGACGCGGACTTTGATGCTCTGGATAACGAGCTCAACAAAGACTGGTTGGAAAAGAACAACCGAGGAAGTATCAAGAAAGTGACCTACTCCCCCAACGGTATCGAGGGGGAGGGTCACCTCATCTTTAAGAATATCACTCCAATCAACCTCCATATTGCCAAGTGGAAGGGTACGATCACTCTTATCGACTGTACTCTTAACCAGCTGGAAGGTCTTTTTGCTAAGGACTCTAAGGTAGACAAGCTCACGATCAACGGGGCCAAGGGTCTCACGACGCTGGCTAACCTCCCCGGTGAGTGCAAAGAGTTGGAACTCTTAGACTGTCCCGACCTGCGAGACCTGACCAACACTACGAAGGTAAATAAGGTCACGGTGATGGCTGTTGGTAAGAAGCGAGTCAAGCTCTCCAAGCTCCAGGCTGCTTTCCCCAAGACCAAGACTTTCTCCGGCTACCGCGAGTAAAATTTTTGGTGTAATCTCTGATATATAAATACAGGGCACGCAAAGGGAGTTCGGCTAAGGTCTAAGAACCAGTCATAGAGGGGTACAAATGGACCCTTACTCCCCGCGGTCCTAATCAACTCTGGTAGTTCAGTGGATAGAACGAGGTCCTCCTAAGACTTAGACGGCAGTTCAAATCTGCCCCGGGGTACTATCAACAATAATAAAATTAGATATCTATATATGAAAAGTTTGAAAGAAACGCTCCAAGAGGCGTTACAAGAGGCACTCCAAGGGAGCACCACCCCTGAAGGGGCAACACCACAGGAACCCACAACGGTCACCGAGAGCAAGCTCCCTGAGTCCATTGACTGGATCGCCGACAAGAACCCCGGAGAAGCTCTCCTCGCCTCTCTCGGTTTTGATGACGATATGGAGGATATCGCTGATGAGTACCGTGAGTATGAAGCGTTCACCGACCTCGACAAGGCTTGTAAGAAGTTCAAGTTCCAGCCTAACAACCTGAAGTCAGCCGAAGACCTTATCATCGTCCTCGACCGATTTGCCGGTTTTGCTGAGGCTGCTGACCTCGATATGAATGAAGGTGGATCTTCCTTCTTTGCTGCCCAGGTCCTTAACCTCCTCCACGAGCAGTATGAAAAGGTCTTTGATGAAAACACCAAGGTCATCACGAAGCTGGAGAATATGCCCGTAGACGAGTACAGCAAGATCAAGAATGCTCCCCTGCGTGTCATCGTCGCTGCCCTGGAGAAGTACTGTAGTGATATGGACAACGAGTTCGATGACTACAGCGATTATGCAGAAACCGCTCACGACATCGTGCAGGACTACCTTACTAATGGCTAGTGGATTTACTTTGTAAATACGGATTCCACCCTCGACAGGTTCGCTTGTCGGGGGTGAATTTTTATATACCTACTGGATTATTTATATATAAACCCTAATCTATGCGAAAAATAGATAATTTGGCCATCACGATCTACAAGACTCTCGGAGCTGATGGTCTGTTGCATGTCATCTTCTCTGCCATCCTTTTCAAGACCCTCTGGCTCCTTTTTGGTTGGTTATTTGCAATCATCCTCACCCTCGGGATAGGCTACGGTAAGGAGAAGTATGATGCTTTCACCGGAGGAAAGGTAGACCGGAAAGACCTCTGGTGTGATGGATTAGGGATATTGTTTGGTATTTTAATGAATTTATAGATATGAGTAAGTATGTGTATGTAGTGGAACAGTGGTCCGGTGCACTCGAAAAGGGTGGCGTGTGGAATCCCCGCGAGGGCTTTGTTCCTGAAAATCTGGAAGATATCAAGGTAGTCCAGCTCAACCCTGAGGCGGTCAAGCCTAATCAGGAGGTCTACTATAGCTGGGTCAATCAGACCGGGGTGACTTTTGTTAGGTACTCCGACGGTCGTAAGGGTCTGAAAATCACGATGGAAGATGGTACGGAAGTTTACTACCGCGTCAACCAGATGGGTAAGATCCAGAAGATGAAAAAGGTTTCTACAAAGGACGGGGATGTGTTCATCGTCGATGACTGGAAGCGTAAGCTGGACCGATTCTTCGGTATCTCGGATGAGATGTATATCCGTCTTGATAAGAAGATCGACCTTATCCACGCCGGGATGTTCGGTCTCGGTACTCTGATTGCTCTGGGAGTGGTCGGTAGCCTGGCCTGGTGGCTCCACGGGATTTTTGGGTAAATTTTAGGGGGTAGGTAAAAAACCTACCCCTTTTTGTTATATATAGACATGAGCAAGTTTATCGTCACCTATGGAGACCGGGTAGTGTTGGATTATACCAATAGTCCTGAAGGGGTTCACAAGACCTTTGGAGACCAGATATCTGCCATTCGCTATATCTTAGCTTCTGAAGGGGTATATTTCCGTCCGGAGTACTTCGAAATTGTGGTGGAAAAGATGGCACACCCTAATGGGTATGCCAGCAGCTCCGCTGATTGGTGTCGATATTCCATAGATTGGACCCTGGATGAGATATTGCAGGATGTCTACAAAAAGTTTCACCATCGGTTCGAGATGTATAAAATTTATGCGGTGGTGTCCGATATATAATCATTATGGAACAGTTCAAAACTATATCGACCTTTGATGTAAAGGGTCCTATTCGTAAGAAGGATCATCTCCGAGTGATTTCCGCGCATAACTCCTTGGTATACGCCATCGAAAAGCGAGACCGAGGGATTGAGCGTCTCCAGGATCAGATCAAGGCGCTACAGACCCAGATCGATGAGACGTTTAACATCCCCTCGGCTAGTCCCGTGGTGGAGAAGATGGTAGATGCCCTTTTCGGAGAGTACCTCAAGAAGAAGCAGGTCGAGATATTCGAAATGGAGATCCTACCGCGAATTGATGCGTGGACTGATGACCTCGGTCGAGTGGAGGTAGAGTTTGAGAAGCCCTGTTGGGAATAGATATATTTTCCATATTTTGCTGTGGGGAGGGCCCTACCCGTAGTAAAAATGTGGTGGACTCCCTTAGTTTAGTAGCAAGAATCACCCGACGGGGAGACATGGGTGCAATTCCCATAGGGAGTACACGGGCAGCATGATTACCATTAAGGGCTGCTGGTCTACACGCTGATGGTACAGTGAAGTAGATAGTTGGTGTCAAGATGACGAAGTTATAAACAGTCGTTCGGAACTCTTTAATACTTGACATGTGGGTTACCAAACAACTCCTAAATACCCACAAATCACCCTATAGCTCAGTTGGTAGAGCAGTGGGCCTTTAACCCACGGGCCGCAGGTTCGAGTCCTGCTGGGGTGACCTTGTTCATGTTGTTGTTGTTTAGTTGGCTGACCCTGAGGGATTAATTTCCTCCGGGGTTGGTTGTTAAAAAACATGAAGGTGTTCCTATATATCTATAAGTATAAACCAAGGGAATTGAAATATGTCACGGTCAAGAAAAAAAACCATATGTATTCATTGCTTGTTATCCAGAGTCAGCAAGAGCATCAATGAAGAGACTCTATAATAGAGCTTTTAGGAGAGAATCCCGACAGATGATAGGACTTTGTCTCGATCCACCCACTGCTTACAAGCAACACAAGGAAGTGTATGATATCCCTGGTGAGTGCCGAATTTATTGGGATGATGATAGAGCCAAAAGAAAGTAATACATTAACATTATGACTGCAAAACAATTATCAGAAGTATGTTTATACTATCGTGAGGAAGATCACGAGTTTACACCGGAGGAGGTGGAACTCATCGGAGCTACTCATGTGGACAATGATACTATGTACCTCGGGTACTGTGTGGACTTCTATAACCAGTTTGTAAAACCAGTGGAGCCGTACCGGGAAATCCTCAAGAAACTCGGTATCCAGATCGAGTCTACGGTAGACAGTGACTATGACATAGCATCTATCCGGTCTACCCACCCCCTTATGTTCACGGTAAAAATCATGTTTGATACCACGAGTAAGAACATTAAGGCCTTTGATCTACATGATATGTATATCCCCAACGGCAACCCAGACATCCTCGACGAGGTAATGGGGGAATTGGATAAGATCACCTTTGCTATGGACGTAGTAGAAAGATTAAAATAACATGGGAGGACTAAGCGGACACATGAAGCATCCCTGGGAGGATGTCACCCTGACCCCGGCGGACCTGAAGAAGATGGTACGAAACGGGCTTTATACGGAAAAGATCGATGGTTTCGGAGTACAGTTCCGTTTCAACGAGACGACGAAGAAATTCCACCTCATCCGTAATAAGGCTCATATCGATCGAGGGGGTCTTGATGGAACGGCGATTATGTCGGAGTATGCTGGCAGGGATGCTGGTATTGCCTTTTGGATGGCCTATAACCTCATCAACCAACCTTACCTACTCCTTACTGTTCAGGAGCTTCTCCAAAAGACCGGTGGGAGGGAACTCCGAGTCATTGGGGACATCGTATACAAGGACATTACCAATATCATCAAATACGATGCCCCTTTCTTTGCCGTTCATGCCATTACTTTCGACGACACCCCATTGAAGGTCGAGTCGTTCCCCTGGCCAAAGGAGTTTGTCGTTGGCCACCAGGTACGAGTATGTGGAGTGGATATGAATGTCGTGGAGGGGATGATTGACCGTATTAGCCCAACTAAGCTGGACTATAACAAAACCTTCGAGGAGATCTACCGGGAGGAGTTCGACCGTCATTGGGATAGTAATATCTTATTGTATGACGAGCTCCCCATAGTAAAGGAGCTGATGTTCCGTCGTATGATCGGGGATAAGAACGCTTCCCTCAAGGAGATCAAAGACCTCTCCAAGAGTCCCGAGGTCATCGGAGCCCTGGACAAGAAACTGGGTAGTCTGTTTATCGAGTGTACTACCCCGGTCCGGGAGATCGTGACGCGTATTGGCTCCTACCTCAAGGAACACGCCCACAGTACCCTGGGTAAGGGTTACGGGATGATGGATAAAATGACTAGTATACCTAACTATTCTGTCCCTACTCTTGATAATATATTCGAGGGACTGGTATTTGAATATGAAGGAAAGACCTTCAAATGGACCGGCTCCTTTGGAATGTATAACAAACTGTATTGGGATAAAATTAAAAATGGTACTGCTTATTGATGGCAACTGGTTAATGGTCAGCAGGGTGTATGCCCTGGGAAAAGGAATGAATGTGGATGCTCCGGAGGCGGTGAAGGAGATGTCTGCCAAGAACTTCAAGGAACTCCTCGCCCGGTCTATCGCGGGGATGTTGTATAAGTTTCCCATCACCAATATCGTACTGGTGGCCGATGGGGGTAGCTGGAGAAAAGAACTCCCCGTGCCCCCCCGATTAGGTGACGTCAAATACAAGGGAAACCGATCTAAGACCAAGAGTGAGCTGGACTTCCCCTATGTGTACAAGACCTTCGAGGAGTTTTTCAACACCTGTTCGAACTATATGACCACCTCCAAGGAATACCGAATCGAAGGGGATGACTGGATGTGGTACTGGTCGAGGAAGGTCAATGCCTCCGGAGACGATGCCCTTATCTGGTCGAGTGACCGAGACCTCCAACAGCTCGTTCAGATCGACGGGGGGAGATTCACCGCGTGGTACAATGACAAGGCCGGGTTGGTGCTGCCTGAGGCAGCCAAGAAAGAGGGTCTCGAAGACTTCATGGGTTTTGAGGTGGTCCACACGGAGAATATAGAGAGGTGCTGTGATAAGGTCACCTATATCGACCCTTTTGAGATCGTCACGGAGAAAATCCTCTGTGGGGATGCCGGGGACAATATCAAACCGGTGGTGAGGGTAGAGAAAAAAGGTAGGATGTACGGGTTCTCCAAAAAGTACTACGAGGCCATCATCGGTGACTATCGTAAAAACTTTTTCCATCGCTTTGATGAGATAGCAGAGGAGATTGCTGGAATCGATTACTTCCAAACCCGACCCGAGGCCGTAAGGGAGATGTTAGACTATAACAAGACCCTCGTGTGGATCAGTGAGGAGACTATCCCAGAACCCCTGCTCACCCAGATGGTCAAATACGACCTGATATCCTGTGATGTGAATGAGATCAAGGTCAACTACAAGCTCCTCGCTCCGGAGAACCTTTCGTTGTATGAGATTTTTGACTCCATTGTCTAATGGATACCTATCAATTCAAATACCTCCTTCTCGAGTGTCTCCGGGATGATAAGTTCCGCAAGGCCGTGGAGGACCTGCTGAATGGAAAGGAGCCTACGCTCGATTGGGTGGAAGATTACCTACCGAAATAAAAACATTAAAATATAAAGAAATATGTACTTTTTAGCAACAGTAATAGTTAATGCCGAGGAAAAGCCCCATAAGGAACAGTACCTCGTCGATGCGGTGACCTTTACCGAGGCCGAAGCCTTATGTACCAAGGAACTTCGTAACTACGGGATCGAAGGGGTCATTACCCTGAGTCATAAGGAAGCTCCTTTTGTTGGGGAGATCGACCCCGAGACGAAGATCTATGAGGTGAGTGTGGAGGAAGTCGAAGACCTCGGGATTGACAAGAAGGGTAATGCCAAGACCAAGACCTCCAAGAGTAAGTGCTATGTCGCTGCCCATAGTCTCGAGGAAGGTATCAAATCTATCGACTACGGAGACGTCGTTGGCATCAAGGAGACTAAGATTTTGGGATTGATTGAACCGTAGGACCGCCACATAAAGTGACCATCCTCCGGCGCTCCTTCGGAGAACCCCGGTGCACTTTCAGCGAGCCATAAACCTCTAAAAATTTTATAAGG